AATACCCGATAAAGTAAGGCGTGCTTCGTTGCGAACAAGCTCTCTTGATTTGTTGCCTTTCTTTTCAGCAAACAGGTAATCATTTAAAGCGTTAAGTGTTACGCGCTCATCAACGTCATTTAAATTACCCGAAGCCTTTAAAGCTTTTAAAGTATTGTCTACTTCTTCTAGGCTTTGACGCGCAGCATTGTTGCTAGAGTTAAGTTCTTGAACCCTCAAAGACTCAAGCTGCTTTGACAATGAGTCAGGCATGTCGCCTTGGAATGTTAAGTATCTTGTAGCAAGCTTGCTTGCTTTAGCTATATTCTTTTGAAGAAAGGTTGGGTCTTCGATGTCTGGCTTAACGCCGACATTAGATAGGATACTGTCAGGATCTCTAATTGCTCTTGCTGTATTTTTAAGCCGTTCAGTTTTCGCTAAAGCATCAGCGCCTGCACCAATACCTTTACTTGCAAGGCCCAAAGCCTTTGGCACACCAAGAATTAATGCAGCACCTTCACCAGCAACCTTGAATCGATTGCCTAATTCTGCAGCGGCTCTTTCAGCACCCATCAATCCTTCGGTATTTATTCTCTTGGTTGGCCCACCATCAAAGAAATCACCAAGGGTTTCTACATCAGGGGTGGTAGCAGCTACATCTGCCGCAGCAAACGCAGCAACTTCTCCAGCACGCCCAAGCCTTGCAGCTTTAGCGGCCTTAGCTGCTAACCCACCAGGTACAGCAAACTGCGTAATAAACTTAGCAGCCTCGCCAAGGGTAGTAGATGTGGTTGGTTTGTACTGAGAGAAGAAGTCTCTTACTGTTTGCGCGTTGCTTTCATCGTCATCAGAAATAAGATCTGCAAGTTCTGCAGGCAGTGAAGCTATACCTTCAACAGCACCCACAAGACCTGCGCCTACACCTCTGCCGATATCACCAAAGGCAGACACATCTTCTTCACCTAGTTGCGCGCCACGCTCAACCAGTGGATTTTCATCAAGGTATTTTTGAGCGGTATTTCTAGCCACGGCTTGATCATCTGTATTTACATTTACAGATCTGCCATCAGGTAAGTTTACCGTGATCATCCTTCAGATGGTTCTAGATTTATTGACCCATCGTCTGCCGAAGGAGCTACTGGCATATTCATTGCCAGTGCAGCCATCCTAACAGCCTCCTTGCTGGCCCCTTCCGGATCGTTTAGGTACTTAACATTTTTCGACAATACGTCAAAGAATTCTGACTTAAGCTGTGCAAACTGAATTCTTCTTTCGTATGCAGTTTCATCAGAACTCTGGCTCAATAATAAGTTAATTAATTCATCAGTTGACGCTTCAGGCATTTCTTTTCTAAGAGTTTTAAGATTTTCTGCAAACGCAGTACCACGTTCAGCAACCTTCGTGGTTCGTTCTGCTATGTCTCTGCCCTGCAAAGCATCATCGTATTCTTGGCCAGCCCTAAACTGTTCTAAGGCTAAATTGCCAGACCGCCTACCAGAAGCGCCTTCGCCAGTGGTCGCACCCATTCTAATTAAATCTTTTTCAGTACCAAATGGATTAAAGCCTGCCCTTAATCTATTCATAAAGCCTTTTGTCTCTTCGTCAGAGAGAGCCGCACTTTCTTGAGGGGGAACATAAGCCTGACTCTCTTGAGTAACACCTGCATAAGGATCTTCTTCTGCAGATTGTCCAACAGATGGGGGAGGTGTGGGAGGTTCAGGTTGTGGAATTATTCCAGGGGTCATGCCTGTTCTAAGTTGTTCCATGGTTGCAGGAGCATTTCTTCTAGCGCCTTCTTTCATAGCGCCAGCCATGGGGAACATTTCAAAATCTTCATCCACATCGCCTGGATCAGACAAGCCAAGAGCGCGACCAAAGCGGCTGTCAGCAATGTATTCTGCACCTTCAATTCCCAATCTTGGAATGGAACTAATAATGTCTCCAATACCACCAGTGGCTCTACCAACATTGTATCCAACATTAGCCGCCATTCTGCGGTCATTGAGAAGATCTAAGTATTGTTGCTGAACTTCAGGCTCACTGGCCTCAAAGTCTTCTAGGCTTATACCTAAGTCTTCAATCTCTTCAGCAGTAACTGGGTTGTCAACAGAAATCCCAGAAGGCTCAACAGGAAGTGCGGCTATGCCTCCAGCAGATGGATCTGCTTCTGCAGCCACTGCTTGCTCTGAACCTAACAACGCAGGAGCTATCCTTGCAGTTTGTCCTCTACCAAAAGTTTTACCTTTGGTTTCACCAACACCAAGCCTTACAGCTTTTTCTACAGCGTCAGCAACTTTTTTTCCTTTGAATCCTAACCTGCCAAGTTGAGCAGCAATTGCCCCAGGCGAACCAACACCTGTGGCCATAAGCCCTGCCGTAGCCGTAGCTATGCCGACATCGACAGGATCATCTGGGTCAACAATAAAGAAGTCAGTTAAATCTCTAACATTTAGACCTTGGCCTTCTTCGGACTTGTCCATAGAAAAGAAGTCACTCATCGTGCCATCTTCACCAACAACCATATCTTTCACAACGCCAGGCATAACTTGGGCAATATCCATAAAGCCCATCTCTTCATCTTCTACTTCACCGCCATCAACATACCCACGAACAGGTGCAACGCCTGCCATGATGCCAGCGCCTTGACGCTGCTGTGGCGTTTGAAACATTGGTCTGTTCATAATCTCATTGTACATTACTGAACCCCTGTTCTGTCGCGCTTAACCTTTGAATAGTCTACACGGTAATAGCCGTCATCGCCCATGGCTACAGCGCCTGGATCAACCTCCATTAACTCTTGAGCAATCACGCCTTCGGTCTGATCGTCAACGCCCATGGCCTTAGCAGTATCATTCCAATCCCATGTGTACCAACCCACACCTGGCTCAACCTCATCTACCTTGACTACGTTTTCTTTCAAGCGGATGTCAGAAAAGATACCAGCTATAGTCCCGAAAAGACCTCCAGCTTTCGACAATCCGCTCTGCACTCTTCCAGCACCACTTTCGCTTTCATATCTTTGTGTGGGCGCGAAGTTTGTTCCAAAACCACTTTGATATTGAGGCATAAATGGCTGCGCCCCGCCAAGCAATGCTTGCCCACGCATTAATCTTTGATACGGCTCATCAGACATTTGAAGTCCAGCCTTGTACTGAGCATCAAGTCCTGCTTGTTGAATGCCACGGCCTTGACCACCCATTTGATTAAGCGTGCTGATCTGTGTGCCAAGCATGTTCTGACCTTGTTGGCCTAGACCAGCAATACCAGCCGCGCCTGCCCTTTGATTGGCTCCAGTCATTTGGTAAGCGTTCATGGCGTTGCCGAACTGCTGGTTGGTCAAGCCACCCATGCCAGATGCCGCACCCTGCATACGATTCATTTGATCGCCAAATACATTTGAGCCAAGCTGTTGTGCAGATTGGAAATTGCTTGCTAGGTTCTGGCCAATGCCTGCGCGTTGACCTGCTAGACCACCAATGCCCTGCTGCGCTTGAAGGCCAAGTGCGCCACCTTGTTGAGCAAGTCTGCCTTGTAGTTCTTGAGTAGATATACCCATCTGAGCAGCCTGTTGTGCAAGCTGCCCTTGGTTCATCTGACCAGACATACCAAGTTGACCACCTTCAAGCGCGCCACGTTGAGCAAGTTGCTCTGCAGACAAGCCTAGGTTAGCTGCCTGTTGTGCTGCAGATATACCCGTCTGAGCGCCTGCTTGGCCCAGAGAGCCAGTCATTTGTGCAGCCTGTTGTCTACGTCCTTGCGCCTGTTCAAACGACTGTTGAGCCTGCTGTTGGGCTTGCTGGAAGCCTTGTGAGCGCAACTCTGCGCCGGTCTTAGCTTGCTGTTGTAATACGTTGCGGCCTATCTCAGCCTCTGCAATAGCACCACGAGAGCCACCAAATGCACCTGATTTAACAGCCTGATCACGAGCAGCAATCTTTTGTTTCTCACCTAGACGCGCAATCTCTGCTTGTTGTGCGTCAATTACATCTCTATTGAACGGGTCCATGAAACTGCTGGCAGACGATGGATCGTACTGATCACCAGTACCTGCTAGTCCCGCTATGCCCTGCATTGCAGCAGTCTGGCCCATCTGACCAGCAGATCTAAGATCTCTGCCAGCCATTTCTGTTTGGCCTCTAGCACGGGCAGCGGCTTGCGCGGCTTGTTGTTGTGCAGAACCTACCTGTCCGCCAATGCCTGCAGCAGCATTTCTAATCTGTTGTTGTCCAAGAGCAGACTCTCTGCCTGCGCCCATACCAGCTTGATTCATGGCTTGCTGCGCCATTAACGCTTCTCGACTCATGCCTTGCTCTGCGCCACGGATGTCGCCAGCAGCGCCCATCATCATTTGGCGTGCATCTTGGTCCATGAACTGTTGGCCCATGCTTGGGTCGTATCCACGAGTGCTTTGTTCGTATAAGGCACGAGCGCGAGGATCTGCAAACAATCCAGCAGAGCCAGGGTCAAATGCCTGAGAGCCTTGACGGTACATGTCTTGAGCTTCAGCAAGTTGTGCGCCAAAGCCGCCTAAACCACCCGCTAAGTTACGGGCTTGAATTTCTTGTGGTGAAAGACCCGCAACCTGTTGAACAGGGATGGGGGTTTGTCGCCCTATCATGCCTAAGTCACCAGTTGAAGGATCTCCAAAATATGCAGCAAGCATATTTCTTGTAGCCATCTCCATAGCTGGATCTGAATACGTCATCCCCGCTTGGGGAAGAGACATGGGTACGCCGCTGGCAGCTATTTCTTGTTCGTTTTCAAAAAATGACATTAACCTTTCCTCATCGCTTGCTCACCAGCTTTTTGCATGGCGTACATCATACGAGCACCTTTCTTTCTCTGCTCTTCCTTACTGCCGTTGGCACCATCCATCTTGCCAATCCCGCGCAAGGCTTTAGCATTAACAACAAACTCACCATCACTAAGCATCGCTGGTATATCGTCTGATCGCTCTGTACCTGGACCTGATATTTGCCCGTTCATGCGTGGGTATTGAACAGTGCCACCATCGGCCATGCCCCCAACCATTGAGGCTGCAGCTTGAGCCATAGCAGGGTCAATGCCTCCACCTTCTTTGCCACCGCCACCCATCAAGAGACTACCTATACCACTACTGCCTCCACCGGCTGCAAGTTTTGCTTTAAGATCTGCAATAATTTTCATCAATTCTTCTGGAGATTTTCCAGAAAGATCTCCGCTACCAGCAACTGAATTTTCTACGCCTGTTTTGCCACCAGCAACGCCAGTATTAGAATTGCCAAAAGTATAACCAGTGGACGCTCCTTCAGATGTTTTTCCTTGCATCCTATTACCAAGGGAGCCAAGTGACTGCATCGCAGATGCAAAACCACCAGCCTCAAAGTACTGCGGCTCAAGAGAAGCAATGCCACCGTCAGCCATTCCTATGTTGCCTATGCCCTCGAATATGCCAATATCCCTTTGAAAATCCTCAAATGTTTCAAAAGGTTCTAGTCCTTCTATAATACGAAATTTATTTATGTCGGCTAAAAGTTTGTCGGCCTCAGTGGCTGGGTCATCTGGTTCGGCTGAAGTTTTGGGTGCGGGAGCAGTTGTAGGTGCGGGAGCGTTTGGATTGGGAAGAACTACTGGCTGCGTGCCTGGAGGAACAAAGCCTGCTGGAACTTGTGGTGCTTGAAGTGTGCCGCCAACATTTGGCGCTGCCCTTTCGTAGTTTGCGTATTGCGCTCCAGGCATGCGTTGAGGTTGCAATGACGCTGCATAAGGACTTGGCGCGCCACCCAAAAAACCAGTGCCTTTTCCTATACTAGGCATTCTTTGCTGCAGGTCATCTCTTCTTCTAAACAGTTCGTCTTGGTTATATACGTCAGACGTTCTAGCTCTACCTTGTGAGCTAACCGCTTGTATTCCTTTACCTTCTGTATTAGTTGGCATCGTATATTCCTGCAATGTTCATATAAATTGTATTTAGCATTTCCAACGCCGCCTTGCCTGACGCAATCTTGAGTTAGGATCTTTCGCTGCTTTAGGGAACTTCTTCATCTGGCCTGCAGATCTAGCACAAAAAGACTTTCTTCTCTTTGCCCTCTTGCCTGTTGGCTTATCTTCTGTTACCGCAGTCTTGAGTTTACTACCTGGATTAGCTTTGCGATAGGCTTTTACACCAGCTTCTGTCATGCCTGCGCCTGATTTAGTAGGCAGGTAGTTGGCAGACTTGCCGGTAGTGGTCTTTGGTATTGGCTTATCGCGCTTACGTTTAGCGGCTTTAGATCTGCCACCAACGATGCCACCATTCTTAAACTCTTCTGCGGATCGCTTAAACATCAGGAGTACCTTGTCTGCTTTCTACGGTCAGACATCACTGCGCCACAGCCTCGATTATTTCTTTTATCAATCAACCCACCATCACGGGCAAATGTTTTTACATTGGTTGGCTTGCCGCCTACACCCTGCGTTTTTGCGCGCTTGCGCTTTACTGCACTGGTTCTTTCTGAGGCGGTCATTTGCTTTGCTTTAGATCGAGGCACGCACTTGGGGTACTTGCGCTTTGATCCCTTGGTACTTGAGCGTCCGCAAGCTTGGAACTTTCCTTTCTTTTTGGGCGCGCCTATATCAACCCAATCGCCTTTAGTGCCTTTTCCAAACCAATCTTGCAGGCTCATTTTATACCTGCGACTCTAGCGCGTTTAGCAACAAATCCACCGCCATTCATCTTGCGAGGCTTTGGACCCTTAAAGTCTTTTCTCTTTTTACCAGATGGATCTTTAATCTTACCCGCACAGATTTTACTGGCATACGCATTAGCATACGCTGATGGATACACATCAAACTTTCGTTTAGCTGCAGCCTTTCCTCTCGCACATAATTTAGTCATTTACCAACACTCACTACTATTGCGCCTTTATTAATAACTTGAACTGTTCCGACTCTACCCGTAGCTTCTAAGGGGTCAGTTGTGTACGGCAGTTCTTGTGACAAACTTATCCACTGATCTCCATCATACACCTGCAGCGTATTAATGGATGTGTTCCATATTATATCGCCAGTATTAAATTTTAACTTGTCTCTATCAGATCTATTGAACTGAGGTGTAGCATCTGGGTCAAAAGAATCTAAACTAAGTTCTAACAAACGAATAGCTTTGTTAAAAGTATTTCCATCTACATTCTGAGCCATAGGCGCAAATGGTAATCTGCCCTGTAGCAACTTGCTCATGCTTACCTTCTACCATTTGGCTGAAGATCTAACCTAGTCGCACCGATTCTAAACCCTACACCCGTCCTTACGCCAGCGGATGCATCATCATCTGATTCAAAACGCACAGCCGCTTGCCGACCCCTAGCACGGGTATCGATCTTGGTTGTTGTGCCAGTAAATGAAGATGTTTGATCTGTAGTCAAAGACTGCCCAGGATAATTTCTAGCCTTCAAGACAAAGTTAATGGTCTGATCTGTGCCACCATTACCTGTGAATTTAACGTCAGGGATGGCCCTTTTAATAAACTGAAACTCTTGGCCATCACCAATATCAAAGTCTGCGCTCTCAATAAATACGTTGTCCATTGGGGAGCCGTCATCATCAAAACCAGTCTCATGAGAATAGATGTAGTTGTTTGTGCCGTCATAGCCTGCTGCTCTAGGTACACTTGCAATGCCCTCATCAAGCCATGCAGTACGCGCTAACTGGCCTATCGCCCAAGTCTGGTCTACATAATTGTAAGTGACATAACGATCAATTGTTTCTGAACTACCGGAGCAATAGAACCAACCCACCTCGTTGAACTGCTTATTGAGAAACCCGAACACTTGGAATGCTTGACCTTCGTTTAAGTCATCAAATACATACGAGTGAACGCTGCATGGGATGGGCTGTACCGAACCTTGGTATGCGTAAAAACCCTTCTTGTCCATCCAGAAGATGCCAGTAGGTGTGTTCACTGGCGCATTAGGCCCAATTAAACTTATGCCTTCATTGATAAGCGTAAGACCAAAAGTCAGTGGCGCGCCAATAAACTGCAGGCTATACAGCGCAACGTCTGTCCAGATTAAAGTTTCTTGCCTAGCCCTAAGACCGCCAATTATCTGAGATCCAGCAGAACATCGTAGTGAGCCAGCCGTGTTTGTAGATAAAGGCTCCCACTCGGCAGCGTTCTCTTGGTCAGAAAAAGCAATAAGAAGCGGATCTATAGCTCCTGTTCTGCCTGAAGCGGTAGCATTGATAGGGTCTGCACCAAGAATAACAACGTGACGATCAACGTCTGAAATCAGCACCTGCAAGCCTAGAGTAGGCGCAAGATTGGCCCCAGCTAAATCAGCAAGAGCAATCGCCCTAGTACTAGCGTTTGTGTAGTCCCAGTAGTAAATGCTTCCACCGCGAGGGCAGGCAATTAGGTCTTCACCAAAACTGTCCATAGACCATAGGCGTAACTGGTTGTTAGAACCAATGGCACTGCTAGAGCCAAAGGTGCCATCACCCCATGAACTTGCGCCCCAACCCGTGCCATCAACATAGGTATCAAGCCCTGGTGATATTTGATAAGCGCCATCTACACCAGACCCACCGTTACCAGTGTCAGAAGAGTTGGCTGTAACAGTGTCGCCACTGGTGTCTTTAGCAGTAAAGGTATAAGTATCCACACTTGGAACAGTTGCAATCTCATACTCTTGATTAAGCACTGCCGCAGTAATGACACCGCCAAGAGACACAGCTTCAGAGAAAGTTACAAAATCACCCTTGGCTGCGCCATGCGCGTCATCAGTTGCAGTAATAACCGAAGAGCCATCGGTGGCTGCAAAGACAACACCATTGGTTGAAGTGGCACGAATAGGTGTTATGTCATCAAAGCCTGCGCCTTCTTGAACATATAATTTGCTACGGGTGCCGAGGCCCAAGAGCCTTGTCCCATCAAGGGCAACCCAACCTAATAACTTTCTGCCAGTGCCATTATATGACTCAGTTAGATACTTAACCCAACCACCTATCTTCTCAGGAAACCCCTTACGAAAGCGCACCAGATTACCGTCAAACCAACCACCTTCTGCAGTGTAGTCTGTGCCTTCCTTGTTGATCCCTGGGTTAAATAGATATTTCTGTAGAGGCATTACTGGTACTCACCTGTGCGAATCATCTCAGTAACCTCAACAGCGCGGTTACCCACTTGCTGGCTCCACTTGCTGTCCATGAATTCATCCGCAGCAATGTCAAACTGCTCACGGGACATAGCCTCTAGCGCCTTAACAAAGCCACGCAAACGAGTCTGTCCGAGGTTAAATGAGATATCTACCAAGGCATCTTGACGCGCCTCGTTCATTGCAGGGAACCAAAAGTATGAATCGGTAAGCTCTTCCTTTACCCGCTTGATGTCATTGTTTAGCAGGTAGTCAATCTCATCAT